ATGCCACACGTCATTTCTTTGTAGTGCGACTAGAGGGTAAAGGAGCAAAAGGCAAAACTACTACTGCTAACCATTTAGCTGATAAATTGCAAAATTTATTTGCTATGGATAAAATTAACATTGGTGCAGATTTTGCACACCCTCTAGCACGCCCAGCTATATATATAGTTGACGATATTCTGACCAAACAGAACGGAGATCAGTACTTACAATGGATAAATATGACCCATCCACGAAGTATCATAATCTTGGTGACCAATATTAAATACCCAATCTATAGAGATTGGATGTTTAGACAATATATTGATGTCACTAATGTATCTAACTCATCTGGTATTGCTAGAAGATTAGGTATAACTGGTCGTTACAAACACGGTAGCGATTTTGATACTCTTAGCGATATAGATGCTACATATGTTCGCATGGAGGACACAATGATGATCGAAAATCAATTGTGCGATTCATGTGAACTAATGCAGATTGTCTATAGTAAGTATATACGATTTGTGTCACACACTCGTTCTATCACCATGATCAATGACTTGCACACTATTAATGATCCGGATATATCTATAACAGCTAAAGACTTTAGGACGTTTGTATCTGCTCTTAAAGATAAAAAGTCTTTAATAGCAGGATACATCAAGCCTACAAAGGATTTTACTGTTAAACTTAAATCTATGACATTAGTACAAGAATTTAGTAATCTATCTTCACCTGACACATTCGTCATAACCACTATTGATTCCATAAACAACTTCAAGGAACACATGAAGACGATGATTGAAAAACTGTGCATCTATAAACCAGATGCTACGGTAGTCATCAACATCTCTGATCCTGGAATCAGTATGGGTTATGCAAATCGCTGCATGTACTTCAAGGAAGATTCTATCGATTTATCATATGTTATTAAGCATAATGGTGATGAGATATATGTTCCGAAAGATGGACACATGCATACGATTAGAATCAAGGATTTAGCTATGTTACGAGCTACTGCCACTTCTGGTGGTAGTATCTCGATAATGTCAGCAGATGAACTTGATATGGTGACTAGATATATTTCTAAAAACGATGTACTTGCAAACCAACTCAATTACTATACTTACAGTTATACATTACAAAAACAAGAAGGCTTATCTATAAAACAATTTATCAATAAACACCCAAGGCTGATTGGATGTATATCACTTATTTCTGGCATAAGCGCTGCTATAATGGCAGCATACTATCTGTATCAAAAGTTCGGTACAGATGAACCAGAAGTGAGTAAAAATACAACCGATGATGAAGACAACGCAGCATATCATAAGGTTATAGATAAATATCAAAGAAGATTTGCCCAAGGTATTGATCATGAAGTCATCAAAAGGGATCTAGTTCAAGAATTTGGATTGGACACCTGGAGAGAGGCTGAGTGGATAATGCGCAACAGTAATGTAACGGCACAAGAACTCATAGATGCCGGTGATTGGAAAGGCTTGCAATTATATTGGAAAAAGAACCCAAAGGATGTACCAACAGCATTATCTAACCAGATAACTCAGGACATGATTACTTTCCAGTCTGATAGTCAAATCGAAACTTTAGCAACTTTGTTAGAAACAAACACAGTACTATTGACTAATAAGACTACAGCTGGAAAGAATTTTGGACTTGGTATATTTGGACCATATCTCGTCTCTGTAGCTCACGCTATAGAGAAAGATATGGATGCATGCTTCATCATAAATAATGGAATACAACATGCAGTTACTTGTATCTGGTTAGATCGATCACGCGATTTGGCTATATATAAGTTAGTAACTAACACTTTTGCTTTTAAAGATATTAGGCACCATTTTGGTACTAAAGATCTCTTTGATAAGACGAAAGAAGGTTACTTTATACGGTCCATACATAAGAACAGGACCATAGCGGCATGTGCTATTAGATATACAGCGAAGCGTATGACACCTTTATCATACGGAAATGAATATTTCAAGCCTGATACTGGTCTATACACAACTCTTTTTGCTACTACAGATAGACCCATTTTCCTTAAACGAGGAGATTGTGGCTTACCTTTGGTAGTAAGAACAGATAATGGTTTGCGTATCGTAGGTGTGCATAATGCTATTACTTTGAGTAATATGGCATTTTTCACATCTGTGTCTATAGAAGACTTTGACCAAATCCAAACAATTCAAAGTAATGCGGCAGTATTTCATTTCCATAAACCCAAGCAACAATTCACAACACATGATTGGTATCAAAAAGTGATGGATAGCGATAAAAGATCAGCTAGAGTGCCTAGATGTGGGTTGACAGTTCTTGGATATTCTAGTGAAGCTCATTTGCCGAGCTTTCCTAAGGATTCACACCGAGAGTTGTTAGACGCACAGATTAGACACGACCTAAAAGAACCATTGCCAACTAAACCATCAGCATTGAAATTTAAACCAGAGCTTATGTCACCCGATAAGCTTGTAAAAGACAATAAAGGTGTACCTCATACTTTATGGACACAATCTGTAAAATATACGTACAAAGATCCATTGTATCAACAATGGGATCCAAAAGTAAAACAAATAGCTATGGATCTTATTAAGCAGAGATACAAAAGAGATTATGAACCAGCAAAATACATGAGTTTGAATTTAAATATCAATGGTGATGGCACTACCAATAATAAACCATGGGACATGACAACATCTGGTGGTCCATTATTGAAGAAGCTCTTTAATATACATACTAAAGAAGATTTATTCGTTAATAAAGCTAAGCCCGATACCCGGCCTTTCTATGTGTTTGCAGATACACCAGCTGCAAAACACGTAAGAGAGATGTACGAAACATATACTACATCTCTTGAACAAGGTATTCCAATATCTATATGGTGCAAGGATAACCGTAAGGTTGAATTGTTACCATCGGATAAGGTGCACGAAGGTAAAGTTAGGCTTTTTAACGAAATAGATTTTTCTGTAAATATGGTATTAAAGAAATACTTCGGACATGTTCTATCAGAAATGCTCAAGAATCATATTGACGGACCATACAAAATCGGAATGGATGTATATTCTGAAGCTACCGCATATTACCGTAAAATGTCCAGAATAGATGGAAATTTACTATCAACAGATATATCAGGATGTGATAAGACAATGCCTGCAGAAATCATTGAAGGATTTTGCGAAACAATGTGCCAAGGTTATGATGATAAACTCATCAAAGCATTGGCTCAATCATTGACTTATACTATCCATATTATGGATGGTGTGATATATCTAGTGGACAAAGGTAATGAATCTGGTAGTTATGTAACTACAGCTTTAAATTGTTACGGTATGGAAGTTATTACGATGTACCCTGTAGTAGAGAAGTTGATAGAGCTAAAAATATCCCCAACACTTAACAATGTTGAGGAGGTTCTATCTGCTATTTATTACGGAGATGATCGTAGTATGAAAGTATCTAAACATTTAAATATGACCATTGACGATTTGGTTCGTTGTGGTGCATATTTTAATTTTAAAGTAACACCAGCTAAAGTACAATCAGAATATATATCGTTCTGTTCCCGCGAATTTATCCCTGATGAAGATGGAGTTGTATACCCTAAATTGAAGAAAACTTCAGTATTATCGTGCCTATTCTGGGTAAAGAAGAAAGAAACCAAGTATATACAAGCTAATATAAACGTAGCTTTATTTGAAGCTTCTTTGCACGAAAAGGAATTCTTTATAAGAGTGGTCACAATTGTTAACGCAATTTTGACAGAATTCCCTTCTGTAGCGCCTTATATACAGATCTATGAATACGAAACTTATCGTAAAGTGTTCAAAGATTTCGTATATAATTGGCGCGATGGACCTGTTTTATTGAAAACAGGCGAAACAGAGGTATCGAGTGATATTGAAATAGTTCAAAATTTAGAACAACTCCAAATAACACAAAATAATTATAACAAAACACAACTAATAATGGACTACGTATCTCGTATTAACAATATGTCTCAAGTATCAGGTAAAGAGCCAAAATATGAATTTATCTGTTCTGGTCCGCGAGAAACTCCTGTGTGGACTTGCACTGCTACTTTTGATAACCAGAAGGCTACAGCGCAGGCTAAGACCAAGAAATTGGCGCAACAGGAGGCTGCGAAACAGATTGTATTGCCAAATAACGATACAAGTACAAAATTAGTACTAAACATGCAGGATTGCAATGATTTGTACACTAACGAATTGTTTTTCAAACCCTATGCCACAAGCGTAGGATTTGCAACAATTAATAGTAGCAAATTATCTGTAAACCTTGACCAAGATTTTTCTTTAGATGAACTCCGAGAGGACCTTGAAGACAATAACTTTATGATTACGAGAAGTAACTCAATAAAGATTTTTGTCAATGGTAAGCTGGTTCATAAACTGCAGATTTTAATTGAAAAGATGGTTATTAAACCAAATAGCGATCAATCAATTGAACCTGCAGTGATGAACCAAGCCGCCATGGGTGCTCAAAGAGCTAATCTACCCTCACAAACGAACCC